AAGGCTCCCCCAGGTGTTGCACCGCCTTTGCCAGTATAGCTTTCCCGGTCATCGCATCACCTTCCCTGACTCTTTGTCGTGAGAATGTGCATCAAACACTTTATACAGGTCGCCCCAATCCGCTTTTCGCTGGGATAAAAACGGTTTCCACTCGGTTAATATCCAGGTGTTAAAATCGTGCCGGCACAAATATTTCTCAGGCAGGCTTTTTTGGCAATCGTAGTGCATGCGTAGCAGTTCATCAAAGTGCTTTGCTATTGAGTTGATGTTGCGCCAAATAAGTGCGTTGACAAATCCGATCAGTCCCAGGCAGATGAAAAATAATATGCCGACCGCTTTAACCAGAGAATCTGCATGAGGTGCCAGGTCTGTCATGTGAAAATCCTTTTCCACCAGCTTTCAGGTTCAGGTAAATCCTTGATGAATCGCTCCACATCAAGATGAGTCATCATCTGCTTCGAATCCCGCTTCTCACGCCGCAGATCCCGGAACCGGCGGAGAAGGTCATCTTTCTGAGATTTGCTATAGGTTGCCCCATTATTTAAACCAACCTCCCCCAGCCGGGCCCGGGTCCCCTTTAGGTCCGGCCGGCCCAGGAGGCCCCTGAGGGCCAGGAGGTCCCTGAGGCCCCGTGGTGGAGCATCCGGCCAGGCAAAGCAGTATGAGAGCCGTGATAAGTTTCGCCATTTAAGCTGAAGCCACCTTCAAGGCAGCAGGCTTGGCCTGGCCTTTCTCAAGGATAGAAACACAGGTCTCTATCAGCTCCTCGTCGTCAATGTCCCAGACGCACTTAAATCCCTTGATGTCAAAATAGTTGGGGTTTTTGACCAGACAGGGCTTGGTGGCCTCCAGGATCTGAAGCCGTTCCTGCCAATGCCAGTACCCGGTGAAATTCAAAGGGATCAGGTAGCAGGGGCTGCAGTCGCATTTAGGAACAATCGGATAGTGGTTCTGGTAATACCTTCCCAGGTTATCAGGGGTCGAGTGGGAATAGCAGATCACCTTGGGGGTCGGGAAGCAGGCCGCGGCGTTGACGCTGGCTGACTCCGGGCCCACCACCAGGTCGGCGATGGAAGTCATGAGCATGGCGTCCCGGAGCTGCCAGAAGCCTTCGGTCTGGAAGATCCGCTTGCTCCCCCGGGGCAGGGAGGGGATCTCCACCGGGAAATGGGCTGAGAGAAAATGCCGGGTGTTCGGCAGCCGGTCATGGACGGCGGTGATCCACCTGCCGCACTTGACCATGAACTTGTTGATGGTGGACCCCATGGTGTTCCAGATCACCATCTTCCAGCCGTTCTCCAGCTTGTCCAGGGCAATCTTGTCCAAGTTTTCCTGTTCCTTGGGCAAGGGGTAAAGTTCAGGCAACACCGGCCGAGGCTCGAGTCCGGCTTTCCTCAGGTTCTCGTCATAATAATTCTGGCCGGCAGCCGCCGCCCGACGGTCTTCCAAAGAAGGAATCTCTCCCCATATCTGATCGACCCGGTGCAGGTAGGCCTTCTCGATGGTAAAGGCCAGGTCTACTACCCGGTCAACCTCATCCATGCTCTTGGAAAAATACTCGAAAAGTTCGTCAGGACCTTCGTTGGCGGGGGGTTCATGAAACTCGGAAATATAGGGGTTGTTGGCGACTACCTGGACCTGCCCGCCCCGGGGGGCTACGTGGACTTCGCAGCCGGCCTCTGCCAAAAGTCTGATTACCGGAGTAGCGATCAGCATATCGCCGATCCCTTGCCCGCCCCGGAAGACCAGGACTTTTTCTTTCATTCATTCCCCCTTAAGACATAAAAGCTCGCAATGAATTTCGGTGAAGTATCTCCCAAGCTGGCCATCGTCAAGTTCTGGTTTGTTGTGCTTTAGCACATTAATATAAACGATGTCAAACAATCCTTTCAGGTGGGGTTTGCTGGCCGGACCAATATTGTGAGGCGTCAGGTGAAAGAAGCTTTCCGGCACGAAGTACCGTTTGTGGTCAGGGTCAGCCACAGATGCGTGGCAGGGAAACTCTGGCACCCGAACCACGAACACTCCCCCGGGCTTGAGCACCCGGTGGATTTCCTGGATGAGCTGGTCGTAGTTGGCCACGTGCTCGATGATATGGCTGGCCATGACCAGGTGGAAGGAGTTGTCGGTAAAAGGCAGGGGGTCCTCAATATCGCTGACGATATGGACCCCCTCCCGGTCAAACTTGTCGAGATTAACCCAGGCTACGGCTTCCGTGCTCTCAAAGAGCCGGTCGCCGCAGCCGAGGTTAAGGTTTTCAGAGATCACTGTCATGGCTTACTGGAAGCTGAACAGCAGGTGAACGTGATGAACCGGGTAAACCTGGCCGTCACCGCTCTGGGCGATGTTGTAGCAGATCACATCGCCGGAGTTGGCCAGGAGGTTGGCCGCGGTAGCGCTCGGAGTAATCGCCAGGGCAGCCCCGGAGCCGACGCTGACAGCCGTGGAGCTTACCGAGAGCAGCGCCATGACCGTGGTCCCGGCGCCGGCGGTGCCCTTATTGATCACGCTCAGGTTCTGGTAGTTGGTGGCCGCACCGGTCCAGGCCGCAGCAGAGGCCACAAGATAGGCTGATTCCAGCTTGATGTCAGCCGGGGCCAGGAACCAGCCGATGGTCTGGGCAGTATTGGTAGCCCCGGAAGCCGCAGACCCGATGTAGGCCGCGAACTTATTGCCGGGGATATCAGCAAAGTGAGTCTTTCCCATGGTTTGAAACCTCCTTGGTTAATCCTGCTTAGACGTCCATGTAGTAGGCGCCCCGGTGGTCGAGGACGCATACTCCCCAGATGTGCCGGATCTTGTAGGTGATCTTGTCAGCGGTGAACATGGAGCCGACGTTGGGCTGGTCCTGAATGAAGAGCTCCGGATCTTCCCGGCCCTGGTAGAACCCGACCTCGATGGTGGGGCAGTTCTTGGGATCGCAGAAAGCCCACCAATCAGCAGCGTTGGTGTAGTAGTCCACCACGATATAGTCCATGGAGTACCGCTGGTTGATGTTCGGCATGTCTGAAACTTCGGTGGTGCCCTGGCTGATCAGGGAGTTGGCGGCCGTGCAGAGCTTCATAGCCACGTCTTCCAGCTCGTTCGGGACCACCAACCACTTGGGCACCAGGCCGATCAGGTAGCGGGACTCGCCATAGGCTGCCTGATTGCGCATGGCAACCCGGACGGCGTTAACCGCGGTCGCAGACAGGGCCGTGGTGCTCATGTTGTAATGGCTGGTGCCGTTGGTGAACCAGGCCACCGCGTCGTAGGTGGTGACAGCGTTGGCGGTCAGGAGGTCGAAGACCCCCCGGTAGAGGCCGATGAGGGCAGCCCTGGCCAGTTTCATCGGGATGCGCTTGACCGCGCCCACGTCGTCATTGGCGATCATCTCCAGGGTGACGGTCTCCAGCCCGCCCTTCTTGCCGATGCTGTAGTAAGCTTCGATGTCGGTGGGGCTGGTGAGGGGCTCGTAGGTCTCGGACTCGGACACTTCGTTCAGGGCCCCGTAGCCGCCCATGACCATCCGCTTGTTGGAACGGAAGTCCTGGATCGGGGTAATGTCGCTGACGATCTTGCGCCAGTCGGCCAGATAGCCGGGGTTCTGGTACTCGGACTGCATCTTCCGGGTGATGGAGTCCCCCAGAATCTCGCCCCAGGAAGCAGAGGTCAGGGCCTCAGTGAGCCGGGTGGCTTCCTTCAGCCGGCCGGTGACGTTGAAGTCCCCGGTGATCTCCTGATAGAGCATCTTGATGGACCGGGCCCGGGGGATCTTCTGGTCGCCCACCATCTGGTCGGCTTCCATGAACATGCCGTCCATGGCGGCGATCAGCTTGTCCCGGGTGTCCACGCCAGGCATGGCCGGGTGAGGCACCTTGACCATGGTGGGTGTCAGGGCAGCCAGGTAGTCCAGTTCTGCCTTGATGCCTTCGGTGATCTCGGCCTCGGTGCAGAGCTTGCCGGCGAACTGGCTCCGGACCCTGGCTTTGCTGATCTCCGGCAGTTTGCTCTCGGACAGCTTGGCGGCTAGCATGGCCTGGCTCTGGGTGCGCTGCTCCGCGGCAGCCACCAGGTCGGCGATGCGCTTCTCGGCCTCAGTAACCAGGGTTTGAAAGGTGCTGGTGTCCGGGGGCTTGGCCTCGGCAACCTTGACTTCTTTCTTGGCCAGGGCCTTGCCGAGCAGCTCCAGGAGTTCAGCTTCGGTGATGTTCTCCAGGTCCTTGCCCTCCAGAAGCTCCGGGCGCAAGGTCTGGATTTTCTCGATCAGTTGCTTGAACATAAGCAGGTCCTCCGTTTCGGATATGTTGGCGGCGGCGAGTCGATCAAACCTGCCTCCGGCTGAGGGATTGACTACCGGATCGACGGCATGGGCAGCCGTCAGGGATTCAACCCACCGAACTTCCCGGCCTTCGTGCCGGCGGATTTTCCCCTCTCCTGAAGCCACGATGGACAGGCCGAAAAGGTCTGTCTTCTTTGCCCGGTATGCCTCAAGCAGCATCTCGGACAACCATCTGGCTGTGTCCATGATGTTAAAGGTGGCCTTGATCTTGCCGGACTCGAAGCGGGATTCGGAGAACCAGCCGATAATGTTCTTGACTGATTCCCCCCCGCCGGTGGCATGGTCAAAATCGGAGCGATCAAAGGCCTTGACACCCTCGAACAGCGGGGCTGCCTTGTTCAGCACATCCTGGGGGTAGTAGTTGCCGTTCTTGGAGAGACCCGCCCGAATCAGAGTCACGTCCCACTTCTTGCCGTCCGGCTCTTCGCTTTCCGAGATCGGCTCGATGCCCTCGGCGAAAGTGAATTCCCGGAACTCTTTATCGTTGTCGTAAGCGGATGACTTCGCTGACAGCTTTCTCTTGCTTGTCCTGGTCTTGGCCATCGTCAGGCCCCTCCTTATCTTCGAGCTTTTCCTTATTGATCTGGTCAAAGTCCTGGGCCGCATCCGGATTAGGCGGAATGTCCGGCCCGAACCCGGAGGCCACCTTGGCGTAAATCTCGGCAGCGCTCATCTGAGTGATCCATTGGTTTTCCACCGCGATCGCCAGAGACTGTGCCAGATACATCATGGTCAGGCCGCTTCTCTGCATGTCCTTGTAGGACACTTCCGGGAAGACGATCTCGTACTCGGCGCCTTTGCCTTTGTAATACCCCGCGGCCCGGGCCTGGTAGATAACAAAATCAAGCTGCCGGTGCAGCATCGCCTTGACCATCAACTGCCGGGTCTTAAGCTTCCGGACTACCGGTTCGTGCATCTCCATGGCCGTGGCCCGGTTGGTGCTGCCGCCGCTGCCATAGAAATGTTCCGGAAACCCCCAGGACCCCAGGATATAGTTGCAGATGGTGCGGTCGTCAAAGGAAGCATCTTCTGCCCGGAGGTTCGGGTTCTTGATCTCGTACTTGATCTTCTCGTTATGGGCCACGGCCCGATTCGGGTAGATGTTGCTGAACTTCTTGGCCCACTCGTCGCAGTCAGTGGGGCTGCCGTTCTCTACCGTGATGTCATGCACCACGTTGTTCCCGATGATGCTCCGGTCGGCCCGGGAGAAGATGAACTGGTCGTACAGGTCGGCCAGGTCGAAGATGGTGATGTAGTCGCTGCGCCCCCGGGTGGCAGTCAGGAGGCCGTTGATCTTGAAGAAGAAGGTGTCACCGGAGACAACCTCCAGGGGAGAGCCTTCCTTGGACATGGCCGGGAGCTGGCTGGTCTTGACACCCTCTAAAGGCATAGGCTCGGTAGAACCGGGAGTCCTGATAAAGACCGTGTCCACCAGCAGGGGGTTCTCGGCCAGCTTGACGGAAGCGATCAGGGTGGGGTCGATATAGCCGATCTCACAGGCGCCGTTATACTGGTTCACGAACATGCGGTAGCACTGTTCCCCGAAGATAGCCAGCTCTTTGACAAACTCGATCAGGTTGCGATCAAGGTCGTGAACCGGGTTGTGCCAGAACTTCAGCAGCAGGTCCTCAAGCTCCTTATCCTCGGACTGCACCTTCCAGCCCTCGCCCACCACGTACTCGGCCTGCATGTTGACCATGCGCTTGCATACCGGGTTGGTGTCGTACAGATACTTGGCGATCTTCTGGTGCTTCTCATGTTCTATCGGGGTCAGGTCGTGGTCGGTCTTGCTCCCCAGCTTCCGGTAGAGGTAGTCGTCAGGATCAACCGAGTAGGAGCTGATCCCCTCCCTGAAAGCCTTGAGAGCGTCCCGAAACCGGGTAATCAGTTTAGGCCAACGCGCCACCGTTTCTCCCTCCTCTGCATGCCCTGAAGCCGCTGTTCCCGGTACTCCCGGATGGGGACCACCTGGGTAGAAGCCGCAGCGCTAATGGTCAGGGACTGCAAGACCCGCACCGCCCCCTCAAGGGCGTCAGGGCCGTCATCGTTCGGGCCGGGGAACTGCAAGAGCTGCTCCACCAGCAGGTCCTGGCTGGAATGACGCTGCCGGAACCGAATCCGGGCCCTCTCCACCAAAGGAGAGATGGCCGCAATCCGGATCTCCTTGTTCAGATAGTTGGCAATGCCCCGAAGAGGCAGGACCAAGTCCTGCTCCTTGGCGGCCGCATCCAGCTCTTTCAGTAAAACCCGCTGGAAAAGGTTGGCCTCCATAGCCATGACCTGGAACTGGTAAATCTTGAAGAGGCTGACATAGGCACTCACGGCCTGCTCCAGGGTGCTCCGCTTTATGTAAGCATCCAGCACGTAGAAGGCCTGGTCCTCAGGACAGTGAGCCACCGTCACGATCGCCTTGAAGTCGTTCCTTCTAGTGCCGTCCAGGGAAGGGTCGAACCAGGCCACCGTCGTCAAGTGCTTCTCCAGCAGCTCCTCAGGCTGGTAATAAGAGATCCACTCCGGCCGGAAAAGGGCGTTATCATCATCCGGGATGTTCTGCTTCTCCTGGCTAAAGGCCACCGTGCCCATCTTCTGCTTCTGGGCCTCCAGCACCGCCAGGGGAAACTTGTCCGGCCACAAAGACTTCCCATCATCCTGGATGGCCCGGTAAATCTTCCGGGTCCACCCCCGCCACGGCTCCGCCTTGGAATGGCAGATCTGGTACAGCCCCGAGTTCCGGTGCACCAAGGTCCCGATGATGAACATGTTCCCAGAGGCCTCGATGGCCGGGTACACCGCGCTCTTGATCCAGCGCAGCAAGTCCTTCACCCGGTCCGGGTTCCGGGCGTTCTGGTCGTTCTCAATGTCATCCAGGATAACCAGGTCCGGACGGAACTGCCGGTGCTTCAACCCCCGAAGCCGCTGCTGCCGCCCCCGGGCCTTCACCCGCACGTCGTTCATGGTCACAAAGTCTTCCGAGTCCCAATTCTCCCGCACCAGCCGGCCAAAGTCGTGCCTCAGCCTTTCGTTGTAGCACAACTCCAGATAGATGTACGCCGCTATGTCCCCCGCCAGGTCAGCCGTGTCCGAGATCAACAGGATGAAATGCCTCTGCCGGTAAACTATCTGGTGCAGCACGTACCCGAACGACGTAATCGTGGTCTTGGCAAAATCCCTGGGCGCCGCGATCGCCACCGGGGACACCACCCCCACCCCCGGGTCCGGCCGCCTCTCCAGCATCTCCACCAACTCAAAATGGAAAGGCGCAAACTTGCAGGTAAAATAATGGGGCAAATACGTCCGAAAAAAGAAAAAGGGGTCCTCAAACCCCTTCGCCTTCCGTGCCTCTTGCTCCCCCGGAGCATCATCCCCAAAGGGCATGTAGTCCGCATCCAACAGCCCAATTATGTCCTGGGCCCGCCGGGCAAACTCCGACTTCGTCAGCTTTTTCTTTAAACTCCGGTTGTCCAATAACCTACTGTCAAGCCGCATGCTGTTCCTCAATCCAAGCAATAGAACCACTGTCCCTTGTAACAATGGTCCTGAATAAACCATGATTTACTTTCTTAATAATGTATGGAGGCTTTTTAAGGTCAGGAAGTATCTGATCAATAGCCATCTTAGCTCCATCAAGATAGGCATAATCATCAAATATAAAAATGCCTCCAACTTCGAGCCTTGGCATAAAAAAATCAAGGCAAGCAATGTATGAATAAAACTGATCGCAATCAAGATGAACACAGCAAAATGTTTCATCTCCAGGTACTTGCTCAAAAGTTCCAGGGAAAATGCCTGGGACTATATTAATATTCTTGTAGTAACCTAAATAAGCAACTACCTCTTCTAAGGAAGTTTCGCTAAAGTCTCCAGCTTTATGGTAATCATACTCACTGTTCGTCATTTCTAACGGAATCCCTGTAAATGTGTCAAATCCCCATACTGTCTTCTCTGGGAAAACTTCTGCAAAGAGTCTTAAAGAGCCGCCACGAAAAACTCCACACTCTGCAACGCTGCCAGGAACAGACTTTATTAATTGTAATGCTTGGTAAGAGTGCATCAAGGCATCTTGGCTGACAATACAGGCAGGTTTAACTATTGTCCATATCTTGTAAAAAGCATTATCCGGTTCCAACTCATTTCCTCCAGTTCCGGTCTATGTAATCACACCCAAGGGCCAGCACATAAAAAATAATCAGCACAACAAGAAGATCTATTTTAAGGCCACCTCTTGCAAATACCGCTGCAAATAAAGACTCACCAGGTTGTACTCCTCCGCACTCTTCGCCGCACCCCTCACCCACACACTTAAATCCCTCAACACCGCCATCACCCCAGCCGTACCCACCCCCTCACTGTCCAACTGGCTCAACGCCTTCCCCATCTTCCCCAACTCATCCACCAACTCCATGCTCAACTCACCCACAGCATACCCACTCGAAACCTTCCGTCCCATCATCTCCCGTACCATCGCCGACGCCCCCTGCACACTCCCTAAAAAATGCACCCGCTTCTCCCGCCAACTAAACCGCCCCTCCCACTCATGTACCCGCCATTCCTCCACACCATGACGCTTCGCTATGTCACTGATCTCCCTCCCTCGCAAATACTCGCTCTCACACTCCTCGTACTTGCGATACCTGACCTGAACATCATCGCTCTCTTTTCCACGCTTCGCCATATTAACTCCTGATTAATCGCTCTATCTTTAGCATTGTCAAGAAAGAAAACTATAGGGGGCTAAAAAACAACCATGCTCGTAACACAGAAACTGGAAATATGAAAAATTTTAGGAGTGGTCATAATTTAAGAAATTTTAGGGAAGGTACATGATTCGAAAATATGAAAAAAAAATGGGAAGGTATTAGGTCTAGAGATGAGACCGGCTCAGAAACGGACCGGGGGGGTGGGTAGGCCCCCCCTGGTGGAGTGATGATGCTCTATCTCTTATCATACACCCCTTGTGGTATGCCATGGTGTGATGAGGCTGTGCCTAGAGCATGGTGTCCTATGGTGTGCCCTGTGCATGGTGGTAGCACAGTGTGAGCATGGGGCCAGCCAAGGCCGTGCTGCATGGGTGAAGAGAAGTGAGTCTTATCCTTGCCCCTCTTCTGCATACCCACCTATGGGGATAGACCCCGTATACCCTGGATACCTTAAGTACCCTGAGACCCTATAGCCCTGATACCCTGGATACTCTAAGGCCCTGGGCAATAGCACCCATCCCCTGCATACTGGTCCGCTCAGTCATGTTTCTTGCATGATCTTGGTAGGCTGCAAGAACCAGGTACGCACCGGGCATGAGATAGGCTGGGGTTTCTACGGACGCAGCAAGAAACCCGCCTTCGCTAGCTCGTCCCTTTACTCAGGTGCAAGCCAGCACTCTTTCCCGGGCATAATCCGCTCAGGCATGCTTTTCGCAAGAAGCCGCAAAAAGCCCGCCTTCGCTGGCTCGCTTGAGAACCTGAGGGATCTTTTTCCCCTGGAGCCCCTCGCATGTGTGCAATGGAACCAAGCCCGACCGAACTTCTGGGCAGTCACTCATGGCCTTAGAATCTGTGCCGGCTTTTGTCCTACCGGGCGCTGTCTCTACGAAACCCGCTTGGTCTGGCTGGGGATCAAGCATTTTCCGGCGCAAGGGCTTTACGGCTGGGAGTCCGTC